CACACATTATATACCAAGAGAGAAGCCACCTAAGAGAAGAGGTGTGCATAAAAAATCTCAGAATAAAAATGAAAAGAGACAGAAGAAACAAACAAGATACAAAGGTCAAGGCAGATGATTGATAAGTTCTTATATAAATTTTTTGGTTTGGTAGACTCATGGTTTTATTGGGTAGAAAAACAATTCATTAAACAAAATAAGAAGAGAAAGAAAAAATGAGAGATACTAAAACTATTGAAATGTATAGTAAGAAATTAGAAAAAAAATTAAAAGAACTAGAAATATTTAAACTTCTAAAGAAAGAAGTAAATCATGGTGCTAATGGTACACAAGATTATGTAATTAAAAAGGGAGTGAATAAAGGTAAAGTTGCGAAATGAAAATTGATATTAAATGGATTATAGGATTTATAGGTAGTGCTTTATTTGGTTTATGCACATGGGTTCTAGTATCTATTGTTGATTTAAAAGAAGATACAAATTATATTAAAGGTGAATTGTTTGGAATTGATAAAGCTATTGGCAGAGTATATAATTATATTAATGGAAACAAAAATAGTCCAGCGGAATAAACATGGCAATAACATATAGAGGTGAAAGATTTTCTGGTTACAATAAACCTAAGAGAACTCCAGGTGCTAAAAAGAAATCTGCTGTTCTTGCAAAGGTAGGAAAGAAAGTTAAGCTAGTTCGATTTGGCGATCCAAAGATGTCAATCAAGAAACAAATACCCGCAAGACGAAAGAGCTTCAGAGCTAGACACAAATGCTCTACAGCTACCAATAAACTAACACCTAGATATTGGAGCTGCAAAGCATGGTAGTTAATTAACTTACTGCGTAAACAGTTTTAAGATGTTTTAATGGTTTGTTTGTTTCTTTATCTTTTACAACCATATCCAATCTTGCATACCAACCTTCTGAGTTAGTAAAATCATAAATATTTACTGGATGTACATGTTTCTTTTTAAATTTAAAAAGATGTTTCCAATCTTGTTTACACATCTTTGCAACTTCAACAGCTACTTCTCCAATTTCATCTCCTATTAACCATGAACAACCCCCCATGCCAATATAGATTATGCCTAAATATTTTTTAGGTTTTTTATTTTCTTGTGTTTTCATTTTTTTCTCCTTTGTTTTTTTTATAATTATATGATAACCGATTTGTATATTTATTTCAACAATTAATTTTGTATAACTCTGTCGCAGTTTTTATTGTAATCATGCAACACCTGTTGTAAAAATATCACAATGAAAAAAACTTGGGTTAAAAAAAAATCAACAGTATTAGTTTGTGGTTACTGCAAAGAATGCGGTAAACAATTATTAAGTAATGAAGGTGGATGGATAGTTACTCTTAAAAAAGAATACTTTTGCCATGATGGTAAAGATGGTTCTTGCTTCGATAACTATTGTGAATTAAAATATAAACAACAACAACAGGAGAAACAATATGCCAATGGTAGGAAAAAAGAAGTTCAGCTATACGAAAGCTGGAAAGAAAAAAGCAAAAGCATACGCAAAGAAAAAGGGTATGAAGATGAAATCAAAAGGTAAATACTAATGCCAAAAAAAGGTTTGTACTACAACATCAATCAGCGAAAGAAAAAAGGTATCAGTAGATCTAAAAAGAAATCTACTATCTCTGCTAAAGCATACAGAAATATGTTGATGGGTTTTCCTAAGAAGAAGAAGTCTTAGTTAATCTTTTTATTTTAAACTCTAGCTGCCTAACATACAAACGCATATCATCTAGTTTGTGTTCAAGATCTTCGATCTTCAATCGATAACGAAGATGCCAATTAACTCCGACTATAGTATTTCTTTTAGTTCTTGAAACTCTTGCCATATCGTTTGCTCCCCATCCCAAAATCTTTGCTTGTTATGTTTCATTCGTAATGAATGTAAAACTGTGGTATGATCCTGTCCAAAAAATCTACCAATATTAGATAGGTTCATATTATATTTTTCACTCAATAGATTGTGTATGATGTTTCTAACTCTCACTACATCTTGAGTTCTAATTTTAGAAAACAAATCTTTCTTACTCACTTGATATTTTTGGCAGACCTTATCAATAATTAAATATACTTTATCCTTAGGTACAGAATAGGAGTGAGCTATAATCTTTCTTGGTTTAAACTCTTGTTTAGTTTTACTGATATGAAACTTGGCTAATCGATAGCCATTCTTAAAAGCATTCTTATAAATTAATTTTTCTTTCTTGGTTAAGCTAGAATAATGTCCAGCTTTCATAGCAAGTTTAATCTCTTTAAACTTTGTACTTTCAATTTTAGTCATAGATCCCCTACAGATTTTATTGTTTTTTTATAATTTTTAAATTACTAACTATTTATTAGCTAATAACTTTTCTTTCACCTGCTCAATTTGCCAAAGTAATTTATAAGAATCTTGTTGATACTTATTTACTTTATGTTTTGCTTCCAGGAACTTCTGATGTTTTTTCGCTTGAAGATCCTTTAGCTTTTGCAGGTGCATCTTGATGTTTTCCATCATGCTCCTTTGTTACTTTTGCAAAATCAAATTTTAAATTTTCGATCTTGCATTCTACAAACTCTCCTCTATTCGAGTTGTTTGCAGCTTTTTGTACATCATCAAAGAGTTCAATCATTTCAAAATGACATTCCCCATTAATAATTCGTTTGTACTTTGTCATTTTTTATCCTGTTTGTCTATATCTTTTTTATGTAAACTAAATGTCATATCATTATAGATACTCATGTCGTGATAGTTATCAGCTTTATATCCTCTAGTTGATCTAAACAATTTGAGTGCCATCATAATATGACCTACTTGGTGTGGTTTTATTTTTGTTTTTAGATTGTCAGCAAGGACCAATGTAAACATTTCTGCTAACATATGGAAATTATATTGATAGTCTCCATAATCTTTTTCTCGATCTTGGACTATCTTATTTTTAATTTCTTTATCTAAATCTGTTACTTTCATATTTTGTTTTTAAAGGTGTGCCAAAGAAAAACAAAGAGGGATTGGCTAGAAAGGGATAGAAGCCAAATTTTAAACCCAAAAAACTTCGACACACCATTGATTACAATCTAGTATCGATTGTAATTGTTTTGTTTATAGTCTGAACCTTGACCTTTTGCAAATCTATTATTGCTTCCAAAAGATTTCTGCTGTCCGCTAGGCTTGGCAGATGTCGATCCAGAATTTGAAGGTGTCAAGACGACATTGATAATTCCTGTTGGATTACCTTGCTCATCAAGATCTTCAAATGCAGCTTGATTGTACCATGCTTCTCCTATCTTTACTCCAAGTCTCCAGGTTTTACCCTCTGGACTTTTAGGATTAATTGGTGCAACAAATACTGGTCTGTTGTCTCCTGCTTGTTTGTCTGCGTTATGTGTAAGTTTTATATATATCTTATCACTCATTATATAACTCCTTGTTGGTTTAGTTTAGTCTCATGTACATCATACAAATCTGTGACTTGTCGGTATACTCTGAGATTTTTATTAGGATCAAATAAGCTAGGATTTTCTTTTCTAAATTTCCTTAGAGCATAAATATCTTTAATAGATTTTATGGCATCTCTTACTTGACTCATATCAATGTTCATATCAACATTGGCATGACCTGTACCACTTACTTTTTGTTGTGGAATATTGTTAGTAGGTTTAGTATTGCTTGGCTTAAAAAGTTTTGCTCCACTCTCTCTAGTGCTTTCTTTAACATTGTTTGTTCGAGTAGAGAAAGGACTAGCCTTGTAGCCATCATCATTATCCAAACCTGTTTTTAAATTTAATGCGTTTAAGAAAGCATACTTCTTAGCATAACTCATACCATTACCTGTACCAAACTTATCTAAGTTTCCCATTGCACTACATCCTGTAATATCGACATAGCTTTCTGGGTTCTCAACATCGTGTATTCTCATTGAACAAGTAACCATGACAAAGTTTTCTTTAATCTCATTGGTGTAATTACAGACAGGATATAATCCATTGTTTAGTAATGACTCCATTGCAACCTTTTGTACTTCATCATGTTGTAAAGGATTGAAGTGCATACCAGGAACTTTCTTTCCTTTTGCAACACCCCCCGCTTCACAAGCTGCTTTGTGTAGTTTTTGATATATGTTTGTTTTCATGCGTCTAACCCCCATAGTTGTTTGATTTGTTTTTTTTGATCGTCTATTAAATCCCTATAATAAAAAGGATGATTTAATTCTGGTGGTTCTGCAAAGTTTGCTAATTTTTTAATATCTCCTTTACAGAATATAATTAATTGTTCCCAAGATATTATTCTTTGAACCATTAAATTGTATTGGTCCTCTAAATATTTTGGATTGAGTTGATAGTATTGTTCATCAAATATTTTGTATTCATTCTCATTAACATATACCAAGTGTGGTTTTCTTTTTGTGCAATGATAATAAAATGCTACTTGTTTAATGTGCATTGGATCGGGTTCAGTTGGCAGCTGAGTAGTTGCCATATAATATTCATCTTTATTTCTTTTCTTTTTAATAGAACAAGGTTTTGTTTTTAGTTCCATGAATGCGGTGTTGCTTTCATAATCGATACGACCTATGATGTCATGGATCATTTCATCTTCCTTGCTAGACACATATCGTTCAGCGACTAACTTTTCATTACCAAATATTTCTTTAACTGCTTTCTCTACATTTTTAATTGTAGGATGTGCAGCTTCAATCATCATGTCTCTTGCAAGTTTATCCTTGTCATCCACAGGTGGTGTCAAGTTATTTATTTCATCTAATTCTTGTTGAAAGACATCATCATAATCTTTATTCTCTAAGGTTATTTTTTTATCGCCTTGAAATAAAATCTCACATAATAATCTTTGAGCTGTGTTGTTGGTTAGGTTTCCAAATGGTGCTTTGTATCGTATTAAAAAACTTCTTCTTAACTCTTGAGGTAAGGAATAGTTTAATAAAAATCTTGTAAAGTTTTGGGTTGAAGATGGAGACCAATGGTCCAGACCTTTACCCCCATTGAAGTTGGTAAAGTATTGTTTTAGGTTTTCTTTTGTAATCATTTTTTCCTTTGTTGTTTTTTACACAACCTAACAGAATTAAATTAGTTGTCAAATAAAAAAACCATGCTATATAAATCCTGTTAGTATAATTAAAACAAAGGAGAAATTAAATGACACTAGCTGAATGGCGAAAGAAACAAAACATATCCCACTATACATTAGGACAAATGTTGGGATTTAGATCTATCAATCCTGCAACCAACTCGCAACGATATTGCCTTGAGAGTAAAGAAAAAAGATTTCCAAAACCAAGTACAGTAAAAAAGATATTGGAAGTGACTAAAGGTGAAGTTAAGATTGAAGATCTTTACAAGGCTTGGTGGGAATATGAAAAAGCAAAGTAATAAACTACCTTATAAAAAGGTAAGAATTATTTGGCAAGATATTTGTAGCTCATCAAATTGGTATGATGATCTTACTGATGTTGATGACTTTAATTTTTCTTGGTGTGAGGACATAGGATACTTGTATGAAAAAACTCCGAAGAAGATTACCATATTTAGTAGTTATTCTTATGATGGTAATAAGTTATCTGTTGGTAATATATCTTGCTATCCAAGATGCGTTGTTCGTAAAATAATATACGAGAAATAAAATGACCTACTCAACGATCTTTGAAGATGCTGAATTAAAATCAGAATTAAAAAGATATAAAAGGGAAGTTGATAAGCTAAGAAAAATAATTGACATACTTGAAACTGATTTATCTGTCAAAGAGTATGAGATCAGACAACTAAAAGAAAGGCTAAATAAAAATGAGGTACGCAAAACATTTTGATAAGGACCTATACTCAAAGTGGCATAGGACCTTTGAAAAAATAGCAATGATCGACATAGATTCTGTAGAAATATGTCAGAATAAAGGATGTTGGCAACCTTTAGCCTTGATCGAGACAGTATATGATACAGGAAACTATAAAAAATATACTAACTCTATGCGTTGGTTAGGCAAAGCTGCTAATCTTCCTTGTTTCTTGGTGTTTTATAAAAAAATGACACAAGGTATGCTTGAGTTCAAAGTTCAGCGACTAAGCACCCTCTATGAGCCTTTAATCGCTATGTCTCAAGAGGAGTGGGTAGGTATTTTAAGAGATATACAAGAACAACATCAGAAAGTATGTAAATATGCTAAAGACTAGGGGTTTTTTACACTTAACTTATAAGCTGTACCATTATTTAGACAAACTTGGCGAAAGAAAGGCAACTTGTTTATGTGTTTATCTTGCTTTGCTTAAATATGCTTGGAAAAAAAACGATTATGTCTGTCATATCCGACACTCAACTTTAGAAAAAGATACTATGCTTTCAAGACCTACAATCAAACGATGTCTTGACACTTTAGAGACTTTGAATGTCATAAAATCTGTTCGAGGAAAGTCTGGCAAGACCTATGCTGTAAATGATAAGTTTTTAAAGGAAGAAAAAGCTATGATAGTAAATAATGAGCTATCTAATGTAAATAAAAGAGCTATATTAGAAGAAACAACATACCAATATAATAATATTAATAAAATTATAGGTATGTATAGATCAGATAAGGATAGAATGATCTTAGAACTAGCCAACCTACCCCTGCCAGACCTTAAAGCAGATACTAACAATGTTTATTATTGTAAGTTAGCCATTCAAAAGAAAGAGGAACTTGCTCGTGAAAAAAATACAACTTATGTTAGTAGTGATAAGATTTTATCAGCTCTTAAAAAGATTGGGAAGA